TCTATTAAGTTTATTTATAATTGAATCTAGCCTTTTTAATCTTTGAACAACAATAGCATTTGGATTGTTCCTACGCAAATTACTACATATGATTTGTAATGGATAAGCATGTGAAGCCCTCCAATTATTGATTACTTCTAAAGCGGCATCTTTTTCCTTGGCAGTTGAATTAGGATTTACAAAATTTCTACCAGCTTTATTTATCTGACTTCCTGTATATTTTGGTACTTCCCATTTTTCTTTTGATGTATTATCCATAGAATCAAATTCCTTTAATATTTTTTCTATAATTATATCACAATTTTCTTTGTAATTTATTGATTATTTTTTATATCCTTTCATAATAGTATATTCTATGTTTAGTAATGTAATTTGTATATAGTTTTTGAGTACCCCCCCACATATTATTATGGTTATATTTGTTCTGAGAGAGAAATAAGAGAGTTTTATGTTTAGGAAAGGATTTTATCATTGGAGGTATTTTGAAATGAATTTGAGTCGATTTCGTGAGATTTGGGCTAGAGATTGGGGTATGAGATGAGAGGTATATGTGTGGTGAGATTAATATTGATAATATGATTTGGGATTTTTACTGGGAAAATCGTTATCGGTTAAAACGCTTATAAATAAGGAAGATTTTGAGATTGTGGATGGATTTTTGGTGAGATGAAAGTTTGATTTTTGGGTTGTGAAGTGGCTGAAATGCTTAATTTTAGTTGGATTTGACGATATGAGGTACGATAAAGGGTAAATTTTGTCTGAATGGCAGATTTACCTTATTTTTATGGGATTTTTGCTAATTAAGAGGAGGTAAATTTTTAGAGTTGGTGTATAGAACAACCTGCTATGTACAATCTGATAAAATACAACTATCTTTTTAGTTTTTGCCACCCCGGCAACCGAAAAATCACGGTATTTCTACATTTTTCCGTGGGATTGATAACAGAACAAATGTTCGATAAAATCAGATCTGGACTATTAGAGCAGAATATATTCGAACATATGTTTGCTATAGGTTTTATTTATAACCATATCGTTATTTCATTCTTTTATATAGGTTAATCCGATAACAAACAAATTAGTTATAACTAAAACCTATAACAAAACAATCTATTAGTAAATATCCACAACAACTCACACAAAAACCACACAAAAACTATACAAAAGTAACAAACTGTAAAATAATCTCAAAAAAGACTTGAAATACAGTCTTAAAAGAGTATAATTCAAAGTGTCAAGAGGACATGACATAAAACAAGTCCCATGTTAGCACATCTGTAAAGAGGACACCGAACCTCACTTGACATCATTAGTCAAGATAGAACCATCCAAGAACGATGTAAAACCTCACGGCTAACTATACAGCCTACCCGAAGCGGTATAAAAAAGTTGTCATATACAACAACGTATAGTTCACTTGCAAGAAGTTTACAAGAGGTTGAATTGATACCTTAATGAAACAATCCAGTAAAGCCACACTATAGCAGGCACGTGAATAGTAGGAATGATAGAAACCTCATTGATAGTCAAGTGGCTATCAATTACCATTACGGCGTTGTGTAACCGGCAAGACAGCAACTTATAAACGTATTAAATAATCTTTACAAGTGTATCACTTGTTTTGTGGTAAAAAACATTAAATTACTTACATAGCAGGTTCATTATACCACATTTAAAGAGGTTGTTTCAACCTAGCAAGATTTTTTAATACAGTACCGCTTTATATGTCAAGCGTTAAAAGTATGGCAATACGACATAAGTATAACATGGTACGCAAGTTATACAGTGTAATTGTAAATTATTACAATAAGCACATTCCGCACATTACAATAATAAGCCACCGAGTAAACATGAAAAATGTTGAATTATCCAGTCGCATTGAGCAGGCTCAGTCTACGCTTTTTTAAGCGGTTGTGAATTAAGCACATTTGAGAAGTGGTTCGATTCCACTTGCGACTTTACCAAAAAAATAATTATATTGCACTCATGCGTTAAATGAGAGAAGGAGATACTATGTTAAATTCAGAAAAATTCTATTCAAAAACTAACTCTTTAAAGGACACAACTTTTGACTTTGCAGGACACGTTAGAACTTTAGTTCGCAATACTGAACTTTCACGGATGCAGGATAAAAAATCATTTAAAGATGGCAAGAAAAAACTTGAGGACTTACACGCTGATATTGACGTTTTGACTTGCGATGAAAAAACCATCAATGAAACTTTAGGTGTAGATGCAGGGCAGTTTATCAAAGATCGTAATGAGATTGTAGAACTCAATGAAGAGATTAAAAACCTTATTCCGATTGACAACGTGACAGCATTGTGTCCGACTGACCGTGTACATATTACTTTGATGGCTCATGCTATCTATAAAAATGTACAGCTTGACGCTGATATTTTCGACACTGAAAAAGGCGGTGTCGATATTTCCAAGGCAGTACAGGCTTACTACAATAAAGGTTCTATGAAGGACTTAAAAGATGCTTTACGTCCTGTATTTAATAAGTTAATCGGTTCTGAAGGTGATCACTTCTACGGCATTAAAACAAAAAAATCTGATTTCACAGATAAGGATCTCCGCAACTTCCTTGCAACTTTTGGAGGCTCTGCTAAACGTGAGCAGTCTAAGTCTAAGAAAGATGGAATAGAAATTATTAAATTCTCTGACTTTAACTATACAGACAAGTCAGGCAATAAAAAAGTTCAGATTGCAGCTTTTACAACTCTTTGTGCAGTTGTTCTTGATAATGCGTCAAAACATGAGGTTATTAAGCCGGAAACTACAGAAGAGAAAAGCGAAACAAAATAGGATGATACTGCGCAAACAGTAGGTGTGCAGGGTTCGATTCCCTGCTTATCCTTTAACTTTTAAAACAGAAAATTCAGGCTCAAAGTCTGTCTAATTTTAAGGAGGAATTTAACCATGTTAAAATTTAAAAAATCAGAAATTCATAAACTTGCAAACCAGATCACCTGCAACTCTGAGCTTTTCGGAGATGAAATTTGCTCCGTTGCTTCTCAGCTAGTAACACTGTCAAACTCTGCAAATGAGTTTGGTTGTGCAATGGAAGGTAAAATCTTCGATTGTTGGGGTTCTTCTGTTTCGGTAATTGCTTTACCTGATAAAGCAAAACATAGTTGGGAATTTTAGGAGGTGTACTATGTCAAAAATCAAACACGAACCAAAATTTTACATTCGATTATGCAAGGGAACTGTTACACAATTTCCGGATAATTTTGCAATCTATCAAGGCTCAATCTATGGACGTTTTACGGATAAGCAAGGTAAACGCATATTTTGGGTATGCAATGACTACAGGCTCACTAACGGAAAGCTACCTGTAAATATTTTTAATGGAACACATTGGACTTTATGCTTAGTAAATGCAGATCATTCATGCTATAAGTGGGTAAAATCTGTCTGCGAAAAGTTGGGCTATATTCCTAAAATTCAAATGGAAAATCTATCCTTTGATGATTGCCAAAATATGATGAAAAGTTATGCTTTGCATAAAAAGGGAACAGGTTCACGAATTAACACGTATCAGATCAATAATCCTTTGCATTGGAATGAAGTAACAGAAACCGCACACTGGTATGGTCACGGGAATGCAAGCGTTGTTGCGTCAAATATTAGAGATTAGTATGCAGTACCGAAAGGCAGAATATACTAAAGTCTGCCTTTTCATAGTGCATATTAGCACTAGAATGGAGGTTCGATAGTATGGTAAAATTATAAAGGCAAAATAGGAGGATTACCATGCTAAAAATCAATGAATGGTCTGTAAATCGGAGAATAGAGTCTTTGCGTCAGATGGATAAAATGCTGTCTGAAATGAATGTAGGCTCACGCTATACTATATGGCAGGAGTACGGTGGAGGACTAAAGGCAAATGCAGATGATACTCATGCAAATTGGAAACGTATTGCAGAAGATGACGAACTGTATCAGAATGCTATTTTCAGTTATATGTGTTGCACATTGGAAAAGTATACTTTACAAAATTTCAATGTAAAAGAGTAGTCTGCCAAGGGCAAAGGGACAACTTTGCCCTTTTACAAAAGCGAAATTATATGCTATTATGAAAGGAGATGAACGACATTGGAGGCATATAACATGACCGTAAAGTATGACAAATTGTTTGAAAAATTAAAAAAAGAAGGCATAACACAGACAGTTTTTAAGACCGAAGCAAAAATAAGTGCAAATACACTTGTTAAAATGCTTCATAATGAATCTATTACTGTAGATAGTATATGTAAAATATGCGATTTCTTTTGTTGTATGCCTGACGAAATAATGGAATTTATCCCAGAGGTTAATTATGAAGAGCGTAGAGAAGCAAAGGCAAACATAAAACAACAGATCGAAAATCTACAAAAACAATTTAAAGAAATATAGGGCATACTATAAATTTTATATGTATTGGTTACTTAGTTACGAAACCATTTTCATCTACTTCACCTGAGAAAATTTCGTTTTCGTTATTAAATTTTTCAACAATTGCTTCGATAATAAATTCATCAATATTATTATATGATTTTTCATCGTATTCTGTTTCGTGTATATAATCATTTAAAATGCCATATAGCTTCTCAGATATAGGTAATTCATGTGTAATAATTTTATTATTGTTCATTATACCTCATTTCTGTATGCCCTAAAATTATTATACAAAATTAAATCTATAAACGCAACCAAGCACCCAATTTCCGGGTGCTATTTTTATACCCAAAAAAACAAACAATAAGGAGGAATTATTATGTATCAGTACACAAACAAAAACGGAGAAACTTTTGGGATCACACATACGGAGAGTAGCACAATGGCTTATATCAATGGTTCATATGTCGCACAGGCAGAAACAGACAGAGAACTTGAGGAAGTTCTTGACCATTTCTCACACACAGATATCAAGAAAACGCTTGATTATACAGGAATTACGAGAGAAGAAAAGACTGCCGATTAAGACAGTCTATCTTCCAAATACTTTCTTTAATTCAGAACGAAAAGCAGTATTATCAAAAACATCTACATCGTTTTCGATAATGCCTAATTCTTGTAATACTTTACAAGTAGTACGAATAGAAGCAAAGCGATCAAAGTCACTGATAGTACGCAAAAGTTTTATAACTTCTGCAACTGTAATTGTGTCGTTCATATCTTTTTTGATTGCACCATGAAATGCAAACTCAAAATTAATATCTTCACATTTACAAGCTTCTTCAGAAGCTAAAGCTAATTTTGAAATCAATTCGCTTGTTTTAATTTTATCCATAATAAAAGCCTCCTTTGTAAAATAATTATACAAGGGAGCACGTAATAAATCAAGGAGGAAATCGAACCATGAAAAACAAAATTACATATCTTATCATCACATCAGCACTCGTAATGAGTGCTTTTTTAATAGGCAAATCCACAGCACCAAAGCAGATTATAACTAAAACAGCTATCAATTCTATTCAGTTAGAAAAGGCAATTCCATTGTCGGATGTAGCATGTTGGTATGTAAAAGACGGATATATCACGGTTGAATTGAAAGATGTAACACGTCAACTTGACGACAAGGCAAATGCAAGTTATACGGATGTTTTAAAAGATATTCCGAACGAAAGGGAGTGATAAATATGTCAGAAAAACAGAAAGCAACACACAATGCTTATTGCAATTATGAAGTCGCAAAGGCAAAATCACCGTCACGGATCATGTCGGTACGGACAGAAGTAACAAGAAAACCAAAGGGAATCAAAACAACAGGTGTTAGTCGTGCTATGCTTGCAAGACAGTTGGCTTCACTCTATTAATGTGGTACAATAAAAAGAAAACAGGAGGGAAACCATGAAAACAGTGACTTACACAGAAGCTCCAAATGGAGCACGTTATTTGTCTAACGAAGGCAAACAGATGGATATCATTGAACCAATCAGTAAGAAAGAATTTGAAGAGAAGTTTCCTGAATTCTCTACATATGGAATCTCATGGACAGAAACATTTCTTGAAAATGGCGTAATTCTTCTTAACTCAGAGTGGAACGGAGAACATTATTTCTCTAATGATAAAGAATATGCACCCGTTTATAATGAAATCGAAGAGGACGATACGGAAATCATCGGGTACTATGAAATTTAAAAGGCTGCCATTTCTGACAGCCACCGCACTTAGAATCATACCAAGCGAAAACTAGGTGCATATTTATAATAACATATTGAATCGTTAAAGGCAACTTACAATTTTGTAGGTTGTCTTTTTTAATGTACAGAAGGGAGAATATAAAGATGGCAAAGGCAAAATATGACGCAATCAGAATTGCAAAAGAATTATGTTACAGCAAAGAAGTAATTGTACGGATTAAAGCAGCAAAAACAGAAAGCGAAATTACAAGAATTCTACACGATGCAAGGGAGGCAATGTAATGTTTAATTTTAGAATAATTACAACAGCAGACGGAAACCAGATTATAGATAGAAACTTAAAAACTCCATATGAGGCACTTACACTAACGCAGATATTGGAATATACAGAACTTGATAATCAGATGGCATTTATGGACAGAATGGAACGAAAAGCAAAAAGAAAAGAAGAAAAGAAACCATCATTTGCGAACATATTAGTTCATGCAATGGGAATGTTATAGAGGATGTGAAACAAATGCCTAGAGGTTATTTAGTACCAAACGGATATATGGGGCTTGTAAATGGAAAGTATATGCTCTTTGAAACTGAAAAGGCATATAACAATTATTTGCTTATGATGGAGGAAGTATGAATGAAGAACAAATAAAAGAAATCAAAGACAACCTTTGCGTAAACTGTGGCGATAGAATTTGTTGTCACGGAATGCAGAGTTGTAAAGATGCAAATGAATATATTGCGAGAGGAAGTGAAGAAAAATGAAATACATCACTTACGAAGAACCGCTAAAAGGCAAAACATTCACAGAAAAACAAATGCATGAAGTCTATAGAGACTTAGCAGACAAAGCAGAATATCCAGACTTTGAGTGTTGGAAAACAGATATGCTTAAATCTGGTGTATTTAAAGAAGTTTAGCAACTAAACGGCAAGCGAAAGCAAGCCGTTATTTTTATGCAAAAAAAATTAAAACAAGAAAGGTTAAAAAGGTAAAAATTATGTGCAAAATCAATGGAAAGAAATTAGGAGAATTACGGACAAAGGCAGGCGTATCACAGAAGGAACTTGCAAAAGAATTGGGAATGTCTGTGAGTACTGTTCAGAACTACGAGTATGGAAAAAGCGAACCGTCAACAGATATAGCAAATAGAATCTGCATGTTTCTTAAAATCAACCGTGGTGAAATCGAGATACACGATGTTGGATATGATTTTACTCATGGAGAAAGCAAAGTCGTAGGTGCTGCTAGAAAACGTTTAAAAGACAGAAGATATAGAAAACCAAGTCTTGCAAACGCTTTTATTTTAGAAAATAAAAAGAAAAGTGAAGAAGAGGAATTAAGCGAAATTGAATCAAAATTAATACCAGGACAGTCAATTATAATTGCAGGAAAGAAATACATTCAAATTGATCCGACACTTATACATATTCCAACATGGCAGAGAGATACAGATTTTGCTACGGCAGAGGAAATTAGTATTAACTTTGACGAAAATCAGTTTGATCCGATTAAGGTGTACATTAAAAATGGAAAATTGTATGTTGCTGATGGTGCACATCGCTTAATTGCTTTTATTCTTAGAAATATCAGTATGAAAAAGCAGTTAATGATTCTTGTTGAAGTCCTCAATTGCGATGAAGAAGAAGCAAGAAAGGTATTTCTTGCACAGAAGAAAGGCAGAAAAACAATGTCAAACAATGACATGTATAGAGCTGCTGTTGAAGAAAATGAGCCTGATTATGTTGCATTTAGAAATATTTGCAAAGCAAATTACATTCAGATTCCATCAGATGAAGAGATTATTGATAATCCAATAGGATCATTAAATCCATCTTCAGTAATGCTTCGTATGGCAAAGAAGGAAAATGAACTGATGAATAAAATTGTTGCATTGATAAAAGACCTTAATTGGACTGGCTCAAGCAAGAATGCAATTACCCCACGTAATATAAAAGTTATTAAGAAACTTTATGCAAATAATAAAGGCATCAATGTTGAAGAGAAAATGTTACAGAATTGCAAAGGTGCTTCATTTTACGAGGCTAAAGTATTACCCGTAAAAAATGATGCAGAACTGTATGATATTCTTTCAGCAGAAATCAGCAAGTAAACAGAGAATAAAAATATAGAAAGCGAGTGATTAATATGAAACATCGGTAAGAAAAATATCAGAAAAGCAAACCAAATACATACAACATATAAATACGAAGCTGGGATAGCGGCTATACGGTCACATTATAATATGGAAAGGATTGGTTGATATTGGAAAGAGAAGATGGACAAATGATACACGGATTGTCAAGCCTATTCTTGAAGCGAACGGATATTTTGCTTTAAATAATGGGCATAATTGTAACGGAAGCCATACGAAATTTGTGAATGCAAACGGAGAAGTAATTAGTGTGCCGAAATCAATTAACAGGATGTTGTGGCAAAGAAGAAGTACGGAAACACAGTATTGTCGGTGGTATGACTGTTATAGGCAAATTAAAAAGTTAGGAGTTGATTAGCATGAAATGGAAAGAGATTTTACGGAAAGATGGCTATGCATTACTACAAAGCGAAAGTAATACACAATATTGCGTAGCAAATGATTATGATCCAACGCAGTCTGAAGATCAACAGTGGAATTATGGAACATATTTCACTTATTGGAATGATACAAAACGAAAAGCCGATTGTTTACAGAATGCTCTGGATTGTTTTAGAAGCAAAACAGAAAGCAATTATGTTACAAAGGGACAGAAGTATCTTGAAATTTACAGAGAAGACTATAGCGAAGGCACATTCAATGAAATTTTACAGTCACTTGATTTAGATAACGACATGGTTGGAGACGCTTTTGGTTGTTATTGTATTGTGGATAAAGAGAGTTTAAGAAAGTGAGGAATAAATATGGGACAGTTCAGTTGGATATATTCAGATACAAATAAACAGCTTGTAGATAATAAGATAGCAGATACATATTTGCTTGTGCCAAAACCATTTCAAGAGAAATACGGAAAGGCAATTTATAAAGGCTGCTATGGTGGATACGGAAATTTCGGAAGATACGATGTATACGATTTGATTCCAGAATGGAACAAAGAAATGATTCCTGAAATCATTCGTAGAATTAAGAATGAAAATTGGCATTGTAGTACAAGTGAAAAAGATATTGCAAACTTGCAAGCATACTATGAAGGAAAAGAATTGGATTGTGAACTTCGTTGGCTTGGAATTGTAATGGCTTGTTACGATGAAGACAATGAAGCACTTGAATATTCAATCAAGATTACCACAAGAGAAATGGAATATGAAAAAGTTGCTCCATCATTGGGCGATCCGAATCAAGGTTGGGAAACATCTGATGATGACGAAGAAGAATGGTGGTAAAGGCAAGTAAATGGATATTTCTTTTGGAAAGGTAAAGTGATTATATGCAGCATTTAAAAACGGAGAAATGTGTTATATGTGGAAATACAGCGAAAATGTGGCATGGTTATGTAATTGCCAAAGATAAAATGGCTTTAGGTAATTATATAGATAAAAAAGTGATTGCTGGATTTTGTGATAAGCATAGTGAAACATTATGCAGTGGACAAGATGGAAATTACGGTTGCTACAATTCTGAGTTGATGGGAAAATGTATTCCTTTATTCAACTCGTGAAATGCGTGTTTCATTAGAAAAAACGGAGGTAACGGATATGAGAAAAATTACGGTAACAGAAGACAATTTTGAAAAAGTCTTAGAAAAATTACGGAAAATGTGCGATAAATACAAAATGCTTGAATTCTACAGAGCTTTATCGGAAGATCTTACAGAAGTAAAATGTAAGACTAATTCAATGGGATTACGAAGTGAGTTTGATAAAGAATGGAGAGACAAGAATGGAGAATATAAGTACAAGGTAAAAAAGAAATTCTTTATGTATAGCAAGTATGTCTGTGTTACAAAACATCCTTTTAGAAGAGATTATGAAACTGATAAGGAATCATATAATGCAAAATATATGTATCCTAAAATGAAGAGTTTGATTCACCTTGATTTATCAGCTTCGTGTGCTTTAGTAATTAGTGAAGGAGATAAGGTGCAGTTTTTTCCTTTTGGTGGTTTCATTATATGGACAGATGATGATTATACGAGATTTGATAATCCACTTACGATATATAAGCACATTTATATTCCAGATTTTATAAAAGGTAAGATTAAAAATCTTGAACAGGAAAAGGAAACAAGAGAAAAGGAATGGAAATGGGAAGAAGAAGAAGATGCTGCATGGTGGGATGAACAATATGAAAAAGATATGGAACGTGAAATGAACGAATATATGTAAGAATAGAAGTAGTATTTGAAATTCGCATTTCATTAGAAAGGATGATAAATATGGAAAGAGTAAAAATGGTCAAAAATTCACCTAAATATGGCTTTAAGAAGGGCGATGAATTTGTAGTAAAGAGAAACATAATGGGTGAATGTGTAATCATTATGACAGATGAAAATGTACCAAATTTGATTTGGAGCGAAAGCAAAGTAAAAAACTATGGTATTCTTACAGGCAAACCGCAATTATGTTTTTCATAATGAAACTAAGATTTCTTTGGAAGGAGTGAAGCGAAATGACAAGTGTTGAAAAGTCAAAAGAGGACGCACGGAACTTAAATGAACTTACGGATCACTTGATTAAATTACTTGAATCAGATGACAAGCGGTTCTCATTTGAATTTTGTGCAAGCGGCACAATGGAGATTTACGATAAAGAAAAGGAAATCGGGTATGCAGTTCATATTGCACCGATTGAATATGACGAGAACGGAAATGCAATAAATTTATAGTAAACGCAAAGGCAGTTAGGAGAATAAATACCTAGCTGCCTATTTTATTACAAGGAGGAAATGAATTATGAGAATTGTAATCAGAAACATTACAAAAGATACAATGGTTGATTTTAATAATGACCATGTAATTACATTGCCGATGGATGAAGAAAAATTACGGAATATGTTAGGCAATGACGAATGGATTATTATTGATACACCTGTCGGAGATGAATTTACAAACATTGAAAAGTTAAATGCTTTATTAAGTGAAACTGATGAAGATAATTTGCAGATTTTAACAAAGGCATTTTTACTCAATGAGATAATAGAAAGTGGTGTTGACAATTTTTCAATCGTAGATTTTGATGCAGAAACTTCACAATATAACGAAGGCAATGGAGTTATAGCCGATGAAGAATGGTATGGAAGAGTACTTTATGATTTAGGATATATGAATTTTCCATTCACATATACAGAAGATATGGAAGATTATGTAAAGTGGGAACAGCTTTGGTATACGGCAAATTCTGAAGGTTGGTGTGATGTGAGATATAACGGAAATACATATCTTGTGAAAAGGTGGTGTTCATAATGTTAAATATCAAATGGGATAACGGAGTTACAGGATATTTAAGCGAAAGCGAAAAAGAACTGTGTGAAAAGATTGATAGAGAAATCAGTGCAATCAATGCAATAAGCAAAACGGAAATATCTGTTGCAATTAGTATTGAATGTGGAAATCAGTTTCTTATAAAGAAAAATAATACTGGTTCTCTACTTGGCTATATGAATGCAGATCAATGTTTTTGTGCATTGGAAGGAATATTGGTCAGTTTATTATATATGGAAAAGGTTGGTGATTAATATGAAAGAGAAAGCTACACGGAAATTTTTAAAAGAAAATTATCACATTATTAACATTGGTAATCAGCCAATGCAAACATTATTTACTTTTGAAGATGCAAGTTATTATTGCACAAGAGTAGAAGGATGGGCTTGTGATGGTTATGTCTTTGGTGATTATGTTATTGTAACTGGATATGACTGTCCAGGAAAATTAATTCCATACGAAATTACTCAGAAATATGAAAAGAAAGCAAAAGAGATTTATGAGAAATATAGATATGGAAATTCAAAATACTGGACACAAAAGAGAGTTACTAATACATATAGGAAGATGATTGAAAAATTTATTGAGGAGGTAACGCTATGAATGAATGTAAATTATATACAGCTCATTTAGCTGGTACTTCATATGACGGAAACAAAAAATATGAAATGGTGATTATTACAAAATGGAAAGATACAACAGAGGATTCACCAGAAGAAGGACACAAGGTATATTATTTCACACCTGATAACAAGTATTTAAGCGAATGTATTAAGGATGAAGATTGGTGTAAAAGGATTTATGAAGCGTATCCAGAATATAAGAAATTTAAAATTGAAAGGAAGGTTGAGTGTTATGTTGAATAAGGAAACACCTAAAAATACAATGATTAGAGATGAAAACGGAAACATCCGTGAAGGAGTTAAATGGTATCTTGAGCTAAATGATATTCTTGTACGATTCTTTGGTAACGAATGTGGGTATTCAAGAGGATTTCAAAGAGTTGTAGTTGGGGATAGAGGTTATCTTGGTGATGTATTTGAATTAGATATGGATAAGCAGCCAACACAAGAATTTCTTGACTTTATCAAAAATTATCATTCAGATAAGATAAAGAGAATTGTATATAGAAAAGAGGTTGAAATGTACGGAAAAGTAATGTACAGAAATGCAGTTATTACACTATTGTAAGGGAGTGATACTATGACACAGGAACAGATATTTAACGAGAAAATAAATCATTTTTTAAAACATACTAAATTCCAGTGGCTAAGAGAATACGCAGATGAAGCTTTGAAATGGAATACTATGTGTGGGTTTTATCAAATTAAAGCAGAGGATTTCATTGAAAGAATTGTTGCAGCTCCATTGGAGTATATAGAAGATTGGTTAAATGGAAACAATCAATTGGAATGGAGTGGAATTAAAAAGTGAAGAAATTGTAATTTACTAAGAAAGAGGGTTGACATGTATGAATGAATTAGATAGGATCATTAAAGATTTATCTGAATCTATTGAAGATGATCAGAAATATATGGAAGAAGAGTTTGAAGCAGTAAGAGATTATTGTATAAAACGGGAATTCAAGTTATCAGAGGACGAAATGAAAACAATTAAATCAATCGGTTTAGAAGATTGGATCGAAGAATGGAGAAGCGACTATGAAGAAGTATAATGTAATATTTATAACAGAGGAATAAAAATATGGAAGAATATATTTTGGATGAATGTAGAAAACGTATTCTAAAATTTCATAATATGTCTGATACAGAGATTTATAATTGGATGTGTGATAATTATAAAGGATGTAGTAATTATGAAATGATAAGAAAATGCAGTTTCGTAATATTTGAGGAGAGCAGATAGTTAAAAGCTATCTGCTTTTTTAATGCAACAAACAGAGAATAAAAAAAATATAATAAAAAAGGAGACTAAAATTATGAAGGTAAACGAAATTAGAAAAACAGAAACAATTGAGAAACTGGTAAGAACAGAGTACATTGCAGAGGATGGAACTGTGTTTAGCAACGAAGAAGAGTGCAAGAAATATGAGGAGTCAGCACTGTTTGCAATTAGTAAAAAATTGAAGAGGCTTGATAATAAGAAAAATGGAGCCTCTGAATATGATATTTATGATGAATGTTCTGATGAGTATCTGGTAGAGATTTTCAATGCAGAAACAGAAAGAGATATCGAGAATATCAGAAGATATGTATACCTCAAAGCTTTTTCAAATAGTTCGTATGCGAGAAAGGAAGATGTTGATTTACCTAATATTACAGCAGGGCATGAAGTAATTATCCATTGGAATTATGATGAAGATAGTTGTTGGACAATTGGAAATGGAAGTATTGATGCTTTCTGTGGCTACATTAAAGAAAATCTTATGAGTTTAATTACACCAAAGGAGGAAAATGCAGATGCTTAATATAACATTCAAATATAAAGATGCAATGAGTAATTGGGAATGGAGAACACAAAGCTGTACAGTGTCATCTGTTGAAGAATGTAAGCGAATTTACGGACTTGACAATGGAGATGTTGAATACGAGATTTTAGAAGTTAAGGAGGAAAAATAATATGAATGGATATGAATTTAAAAGAGAAGTCGAAAGAATTTTTAAGGTTGCACGAAACATGTACCCTAATGTAACAGATGAAATGCTTGATACAAACGGAGCTATTCATTATATGAATGGCAATGACAGCACACCCTTTGATTGGAACTGTAACAATAGGTTATGTGAGTTTCTCATTTTCCATAAAAATGAGATGGGTTTTATCAAGGCATTCGTAAACAGTGACAATACAATTGATGTGTATATTTATGAAACCGATGATGCAATGGAGCCAACTTATAAATTTACAGAGGAAATGGAGAACTTAAAAGCAAGAGATTTTGCAAAGGTAATGAACTACATTGCAGATGACAATCAGTTATGGGATAAGCCGATTGATGAACTCGACTGGGATGTTAATGTAACTGAATGTGACGAGATTGATTAATACAGAGAATAAATAAAGGCAGATGCAAATAATTGTGTCTGCCTTTTGTAATGGAAGGAGAATGCGAAATGAATACAAAGAATTTACGGATTAACTATCACATTGAGATTGTCAATGATTCAAAAACATGGGATAAATTTGTAAAGGCAACGGAAAGTCTTAATGCTCCACATAGCGATGCACCTTGGGAATTATATACAAATAAAGATTTTGACAGCTTTGAAAAAGCATTAGAGTATTACATGGTTTGGTATGTAAACGATGAATGTTTTGATATTAAAATGTGGGAACAGATTTTTATAGATAATGAAATGATTTATGAAGAATATTGTGAACCGCATTGTTGCACTAAAAGCGAAATGAGAAGAATTATAGACAGAGATACTTATGACAGATTACGTAATTATGATATGCAAACAAAAGAACTTGAAAAATCTAATGAACTAATGAGTGGATTTATCAAGCGAATGGGAAAGCAGTTTGAAGAAATGTTTAACAAATATGTAAAGGAGATTGCAAATGAGTAATACAGAATATGTAAGACAGAGTGCAGATAAATATGGGTGGAAAAAATATTATTCCACATTGCGTCCTGTAAGTATGGGAACGCAGCCTAAAAATGGATTTATGGATTTTGTAAATTATGACGACAGAACGGAAGTTGATGGAAGAATGGTGTGGGCTGAGTTGTATTACAACAGAGAGCTTACTGAAAAAGAAATGAGAGATTACGACTTAGTTAAATAGAAAGTGAGGTTGGTTGATATGGTAGAAATCAAAATAGATAACACAGGCGATGGAACATGGTGGCTGTACAATAGTAATCAGGGTTGGAAAGATTATTGCGGTTGTGAAAACTTCGATGAACAGGTTGTTCTTACGGGCAATAGAGATTTTACAGGATGTACTGAGGCAGAATGGTATCAGAATGCAAAAAAGATTTTGGATGATATTGATTGTTATGACGAATATCCAACGGATGTATCTGATGAAGTGAATGCAAAATTAAAAGAAATGTATGATAAATGCAGATGTACAGAAGATATTCTGGTTGATGTAATTAGGCTTCTTTATCCAGAAGACACCTTTAAAACTGGAACAATCAGAGGGTATAGCCAAGGAGATTGGCAAGATTACATTGTCATGGGAGATGTGGATACAGATTTACTTGAAGCAATGTATTTTGGAAAGATCTCTGATATTACAGTAACAACGGACGAAGAAGAATTTGGAGATGTAATCACTCATGATGAACTATGGAGAGCAGAAAGAGAAGAGGGATTAAAAGAATTTTTCAGAAATCATTACGAACTTGATAAGGATGAAGAAATTCATATCTTACAGGCAGACGGATATAAGCAGGTAGTTGATTGGAAAGCAGTTGGATAACCAAAGGAAAGAACTGTTTACAGGAAAAGGAGACAAATTATGGAAGAGAAAGATATTAGGATTTGTCCAGTATGCAATAAGGAAGTAGAAAGAAATGATATGAATTTCACAAGAGACTGTCATGGAATCACTTTTAGATTAGTGTGTAATGATTGTTGGGAAAAATTAATGGAAAAGGGATATGATGGTCAATATTATAGTGAAGCTGATGAATGTATTGATGAAGATTATTAGGAGGTAGCGTAATATGAAATACTACGAAACAAAAATAGGAAAGATTATTGAGGAAGAGTTCGATTCACGAATGGGAAATGCGGTTGTTTCCTATATTATGGATAAAGGAATGAGTAACGTAAAAGAGATTACTGACGAGCAGATTGAAAAACTCGAAGGCAGCGGATTAATGACGCAGGATTTTGTTCAATCATTAGTAAGATGTGCAAGACGGATATGTAATGAATGCGAATGGATTGAACTAATTGAGTTCATTCGATTATATCTATGGTGTACTCCAACAGTACATGACGTGTATTTATATAAGGAAGATTTCAACGATGAGTCATTTGCAGAACTACTTGATAATCTGAATCTTGATGAAAGCGAAGTTGGAGAGGAAATTAAATTATTTGCTGTTGTTGATAGTGATTGTTTAAAGGAGTGATTGGATATGTTAAATCAGAATTGGTTTCAGGATAAAAGGTTTGTAATGTTTGATGACTTTGCGGAAAGTCAGAGTTTCTTTGACACAGAGACTAAGAATATTTATGTTGTATTAGAAGAATATGGACAGAAGGGAAGTAATATTATTCAAGAAATTACACCTGAGTCATTTGAGTATACTCCTAACTATAATAGATATAAAAAGTTTATAGGAATTAAGGAAAAATATAGAGTAACTTATACTGCACAAGTCGATCAAACGATTGAAGCAACTTCTTTAGAAGAGGCAAAGAAAATAGCGAAGAATGGAACTGGTGAATATGAAAATCAAGCTTTTGAAAGTATTTATTTATCAGAAGTCGCTTTTATAACAGATAAAGACGGAAACGAATTATAAAGGAGAGTGATTAGTATGAGAGATTTAAAACCTGGTGATATTGTTCATGTTCAAGGAATTATTTGTGAGATTGCAGAAATTGCATGGCAAGAGCCTTGGGATTGGAGAGAGTCATATTACTTAGAGTTTAGAGATACAAACGGAATATACAGAAGTTGGAAACAAAATTTCGATGGTGGTTATGCTGAGTTGAAGGGAGAGTAATTGATATGATGACAAGAGAAAGATTTGCGGAGACAGGTTGGAAAATGAGTTATGATGAATATAAGAAATGCGATTGTATTGAATGTAAAAAAGAAGAATGCCCACACAGAGGAGCATATAGAAGAGTACCAGAAATTGATGGTGGTCTTGGTTTGTGTCCTAATTTGAAGGGAGAGTGATTAAAATGGTACAGTCTACAAGTGGATTTCATGTCTGTTCAGAATTGAATACATGGATTGATTTTATGATTGTAATTGATATATACGATGATTTTACAAAGGCAGAAGAAATTATTAAAAAAGCAGAAGATTCCTATTGGACAGATGAAGATGCTCAAAGTGAAACAATGGCAGATTGGATTAGTAGTAAGTTGACAGAAAACAATATGTCATTTGAGATCTTTTTCAAAGATGAAGAGGAGGACGATTGATATGTATAAATACAAATTATCATATGATGGTGGATTTTTAAGAGATAGTGGAGATTTTGAATGGGGATTATTTAATTCCTATGACGAAGCTGAAGAGGCTGCTAATGATGCAAAAGAAGAATATATGGATGACTGGGATATTGAAGGCAGCGAATATGAATCAGAATTATTTGAATATGAAATAATGGAGGTGTGATAAATGAGTAAAATTGCAGGAATTATAATAAAATATGGAGAATATGGATATGATGATTTTGGTTGTTGGCAAGGATTTAATCTCACAGAGGACGAAGAGAATAAAATTTGGGATATTTTGAGTAAACATGGTACAGAAGGATATTCTGTCAGAGGAACACGAGAAGAAATCGCCGAAGAGATTGGAGAATGGTAAATATGACAAGCACAATAACAAGAGATTTTGTAGTTGAAAATGGAATTGCAAGCTTTCCGATGAAAGAATATCCAAACTATTGCGGAATTGAAGATATTGGATATATTTCGCACGGAGAATGGTCAGACGCAGAACTTGAATACAAGGGAAAAATGTTCAATGAAAATGTGGTGTCAGATACAATGTGGGAAAGATTTATTGAAGAATTTCCTGATAAAGATGGAGATTATGAAGCGTTTGGAAAGTACATGAGAGATAGCAAAGATGAAGTATATGAGTTGTTAGAAAGTGAGGTTGAGTAAAATGAAATTGGATTTGATTATGGTTGATGAATGTGGAGATGAAGTAAAAATTGACTCATTTAACATCGGTAACGATTTAGATGAAGATTATATAGAACTATGGAAAGATCAGAAAATAGAAAAAGCGAGAGAAAGCTATCCAGAAGCTCAACGTTTTTATTTTGAACGACCATATTCAGATATGAGTTATGGAGAATTATTGGCGTGTGGAGATTTTTAGAAGCACAGTAAATAGCAATTTCAAAGGAAATAAGAAAGGTAGGTAAAAAGAATGGATAAATTAAGAGTATGGTGGATTCCACAAGCAGGTGCAATAGAGGAAGCATTTTATGTTCCTGTAGAAACAGTTGAAGAAGGCAAAAAAGTAATGGATATGTTAGCAGCATATGATGCATATCAAAGACAGAATAGAATTAAGCCCGATTATTGTAATTGCGGTGGAGTTCAGAGATGGGATGAAGACTCTCAGGACTGGGAAAATTGGTATATGGAAACAGAAGATGACTACTTTGATGATGTGGATGATTACTGTGAACAGTGTGAAAAGGCAGAGGAACTTGAAGAGTTTAACCGTCAAATGTTTTTACAGATTGATTGGAAAAAGATTGAACGAATGTCATAAGAAACAAGAGTTTCTTTAGAAGAATGGAGGTAAAGTATTATGAAATATGAATGGAAATATGGAGAAAACGATAACCAGAAATATTATGATGTGACAGTTGGAAAAGATTACCTTTGCGTATTTGCAAATAAATGGAATCCTAATACATGGCTTGGCTCATACAATAGCATTTGTATTCACAACAAGACAAAAAATGACAGAGTAAGAAAGAAACAAGGTCTTGGAAAGGGTTGTCATCCATCAGAATTAAGGCAAGATTTTATGTTATGCAGTAATGATCCAGAGTATATGATGAAAAAAGTTGAGTATTGTTATAATCATGGGCTTATGGAAATTAGACAATAATAATGAAATGAGGATTTACTGGTAATAACGGAGGTTAATTATATGAATATTCAAACTATTTCAAAAGCAAAACGGGAAGTGATGGTTGAGCTAACCGCAGATGATTTAGTAATTATTTGTAATGCATTGTATGCTCAATCAGGCGAAAAGAAAAACAATGATTATTTCATGCAGCTTTATAGTGACATGATGATGGCAAGAGACTTGTGCCAATATGGTCACGTAGATGATTTTTGCCTTCACAATATCATAAAGTGTCGTAGTGAATTAAGAGGTCTTTTATCAGAAGATGATATTGAAATATTCAACAAGTATCTTGAAGATAATGACCTGTCAACAGCTTTCAAAAATTCTAATTTTGTACGAATTTATAAGCGGATTGTTGGAGATTTGAAATACAGCGATAAACTTAAAAGCTGGATGGAACAAAATAAATAACATGAAACGATGATTTTTTGAGTTAGAAAGCGAGGTAAAATATGATTACAAGAGACATGATAAAAAATGGTTTCGAAAATGGGACTATTTCAATTGAAGAAGAGTGTTTCGGATGTTTAGGCATCTGTTGTAAAATCGGAGATAATGCTTTTTACTTTCTTGGTTCACAAGATGACAATATCACAAAAGAAGAGTATTGGAAATCATACACATTGGATATGACAATTGATATGATTTTTGACATTCTTAAAGATTCTGAATCAGCAGAGGAACATGGACTGGATGATTTGGAAATTGGATATTATGAATCAGTATTAAAGTAAATGAAACGGAAATTTACTTGGTTTAGAAAGTGAGGTTAATTTTATGGATTATAAATTGTTAGCAAAAAAATATATTAAATATGGAATTAAATGGCTTGAAGGTGAATTTGATACATACAAAGGTATGACAACCATAATGGAAACAGAAGAAAACCTAAATGGAGAACAATTAAGAATGTTGTGTGACGAAATTAAAAAAGACACTAGAGTTAAAATGGCAATGATTGAAAGTGAACATGAATATACTATTACAATTATGTTTAACCGATAAATCAGAAACTTCAAATTATTTTAATAGGATACAAGACATGATATAATATAAAGAAAAACGGAGGTAATTATTATGGCAGAGTTGATTGGGTTTGTATTAGCGATATTGATTTATTTATGGCTTTCAGGTGTGTTTAGCGGAGAAAATCAAAACAATCAGAAATTTGGTGATGGAAAAAACCGTTACGACTTTAAAGATTATGTTGACAATAAGGCAGATAGGTATAATAAATAGGAAGGTGGTTGATGAATATGCTAGTAGAAATGTTAGCATTGTTAGGATTAAAAGGTGTTGCAAGCGTAGGACGTGCAGTTGATGATGCAAAAACGAAAAGAAATACGACAGCCTTAGATTCAAATGGAAATGTAACTTGTATAGGTAGAACAGGTAAGTATTATGTCAATGGAGAAGAAACATATAGATGGACACAAGAAGACAAATATGGAAATCGACATGATCTTACAATAGGTGTAAATTCCGGCAAGGTTTACCGGGATAATTTTGACGATGAAGTAAAACGAATGTCAGCTAATGATGAAAAAAATAAACAATGGAGCTTAAGTCATGGATATCTTGCTTATAATAAGTATGATCCACGATTTCGAAGAAATGTAACAACAGAAATTAGCACAGGAAAAGTAATCGCTACATTATGTGAGGGATATGACAACAACAGAGCAAATGGGCGTTATTATAAATTTTATTATAAAGAGAAATCGCCACACTATAGAGATGATTTTAATAAATCTGCTCCTGGTGATTACGGAATTGAAATCAGTGAGGATGAGTATAATAAGTTAAATATCCCGACAAAAACATGTGGCGAAATACCAGATGATCCGAAAGTATTAAATAAAGTATGGGGTGTTGATTGTTTTTAGATTGGAGTAGCAAAATGAATAAGAATAGAAGAGAAAAGATAAATATGCTCAAAGCAAAACTTCAAAGTACACAATCTGAACTAAAACAGATATCAAGTGAGTTGTCTTCTATATTAAGCGAAGAACAGGATGCATTTGACAATATGCCAGAAGGATTACAAAGCAGTTATAGAGGAATGTATTCTGAAGATGCAATTGATAGTATGGAAGAAGCGAGTGAAAAACTTGATGAAGCGATTGAGTTGTTAAATGATATTGTGTAGAATGTAGAAAGGAGAATAGTATTATGAATGATACGCCAGTATATGAATGGGAAGATGCAATAAATTTTATTGCAGAAAGATGTAATATTGACAAAGATACAATTGAGACAGTGCTTACGTTAGAAGAGGACTATATGAAAAGTATTGGAATTATCATGGAAGAACAATCTAATTTTGAGATTGATGGTCAACAAAGAGAACAAAGTAAATAATAGATTCATTGGAAAATTGGAGGTTAATTATGAGTAAAGATGAAGTGAAATATTATATAGATCATATGGACGCAAATGGTTTATTAAATTTGTGCAATGATATAAATGAATGGAAATATAAATACGGGAAACTTAAACCAGATTGTACATTAAATCATCTAGCAGAAAATTTACAGTATTGGGAATTAAGAGATTTGGAAGAACTTATTCTTAATGCAGCTCATGAAAAATTTGGGAATTTAGTTAGTTTATTAATAAAGAGTGAACCAAGTATCTATATAAAATAAGCCAATGAATCCAAGTTTTCGTTAGGAGATATGAATATGATTACATTTAAGTGTTTATATAAGTTAACAAAAGAAGAAGTAGCTGGAATTGTATTTGATATCAAAAATGGTAAATCTTATACTGTTCTAGGCTGGGAGAATTATTATGCTACAGATGCAGATATTATTAAGTATTATAATTCACTTTAAATAAAAATTACAGACTAAGAAATCTAAGTTTACTTACGGAATGGAAAGGAGAATAATATGGAGAATGAATATAAAGTAGAAGAAACAAAATTTGGTACTCAAACAAGTCATCCTAGTTATGGTACTTTGTTATTTAACAGAGCTTATGGTGGAAAGACACCATTATTCGGAAGCAGCATTGAACATAGTAATGTAATTACAATGGAACTTAGACATGCTGATATCACAAGAGGATTAAATCGTGACGATATTTTTGGCGATAAGCCTATTGTAAAAGTTGAAATGAGTTATTCACAATTTGCTGAGGCGATTACATCTTTTGGACAAGGAACAGGAATCCCAGTAACAATTTGCTATACTGAAAAAGATGGAAAAATACCTCCGTGTGATTTTGTTAGTAAGAGAGAACAATTTACAGGAGAATTTAAAGAGCAGACTGATAAGGCAATGGAAAAGTCAAAAGAATTAATAAATGAAGTTGCAGAATTGTTTTCTTCAAAAAAGACACTTACAAAGGCAGATAAAGAAAATATTTTAAAAAAGCTCAATATGTTAAATTACGATATTGGAAGCAATATTGGATTTATTGCAGATCAGTTCAATGAACAGATGGATAAAACTGTTATGGAAGCAAAGGGAGAAATTGAGTCCTTTTGCCAGAACAAAATCAATGCAATTGCTAATGCATCATTGGTAGAACATAGAGAAGAGTTTCTAAAATTGGAAAATCCAGTTGATATTGAATCAGAATAAGCCAAGTAAATTTAACTTTCCTTTGATGATTGGAGGTAGAAAAATGGAAAATAATAAAGCTATTTGTAGAAAAACAGACGACCACTTTACAGAGGGCAAGGAATATGAATGTACATCAGCATATGCAAAATATGAAAGTGCAGTTGTAGATATTCTTGATAACAATAAAGAACTTATCACAGTGGAAATAAATGATAAAGATTTTCAGTTTATTTTCAACTAAGAAAGAATGATTTGTTGGTAAAATTGCAAGAGGTGATATAAATGAAAAATAGAAATGAAATTGAAATAGTAACAAATGACAAATTAACAAAGAGAGAATTAATTGATGCAATTAATAAAACTTTTCCTGATGATGAAATCGGAGATCAAGGAATAATTGCGTACATTTCAACGACAGAAATGACAGATGGAACTAAAATGCAG